ACAGTGCCAGAAGCGCCGCCGTCACGAAAGATAACATCACCAGCAGTACCACCACTGATTGTGTGATACCCACGTAGTTGACGCCGCCCAGTCGCTAGAGTACCTGTTGCTTCTGTATGTACAGCCGTTACATTTGACATATTGTTCTCCTAAAAGGAAGGGGCCGAAGCCCCTATCCTAATGCCGTTTAGTTGATGTCTGTAAACATTGCAAAGACACGCACAACAGCAGCGGCTGGTACAGCAGTACCAAGCGTGATGTCGATAGTATCAGCAGCGGCGTACACCTTACCACCACTCAAAGTGGGAGCAAATGCACCAGACGACAACACAGGAACACCACCAGAAGTACCAGTAGCGTTCGCTGAAGTTGCAGCCAAGTAACCAGCGGCGGCAGAGCCGTCACCGATAGAGATGGTGCTAGTTACGCCAGCGGCAGTGGTAATTACCATACCCACGTTAGACACCAAAGTGCCTGCGGGGATAGGGATAATTTCCATTACGTCAGAAGCAGCCAGTGCAGTTGCACCAGCAGCAGAACGTGCTGCAATGATCGCTGGGAAGTCAAGAATCATCTCCACCAAATGAACTTTGTGAAGTGCATTTGAGGGGAGGGCGGCTGAGCCTTTATTAAAGCCCAAGGTATCGGTATATGTAGCCATTTTAAATCTCCAAAAAAGGTTAGACGAGGGGGCCGAAGCCCCCTAATTGATTAAGCCAGAGTCACAATGCCCTGAGCCAAAGCTTCAGGCTTGACAACTTTGTAGCCATACACTTGCAGACCACGGACGATATTGCCGAAGGTGGACTCAGAGCGGATGGTTTCCATGTTGGTCATTTGTGAGGCAAAAGTAAAGCCCATTCTGTGACCGGCGATCAAGCTGAACTTACCACTGGTAACGCTCAGGTTGTGGCTCATGTAGATGGTAAAGCGGTCGATCATGCCGAGGCGACCGTTACGGATGACAGACTGTGCATCACCAGTAATAGAAGCATCCTTCAGATCGGACTTTTTAATGAAACCAGCCATCTTGGCAGGAATAACCAAGAAACGATCGCTCTCAGGAGCATTGGCTTCGTCCAATACAGTGCCTAAGTCAACGATGTAATCCAACACGTTGGTCTTAGTAATCGCAACAGGAGAACCAGTCGTGCCCAAGTCAATGTTGCCAGTGATACGGCCAGCAGTTGCACCTTTATTCAAGGAAGAAATACCGGGCAGCATGTCAGTCAACACACGTTGGTCAATCTTGATCTTCATCTTTTCAGATGCGTCTTTAGTCCAAGTGTCCATCAAGTTGATGTCCGATTGAACTTTGTCCACGTCGTCTTCGATGCAGGAGAAGTACTCGCCTTTGTCGATCAACAACTGCAACTTAGCTTTGTCTGGATTCTCAACTTGGAGAGTCTGACCTTTTACATAAGTGCGGATGGTGACTTCAGGAGAAGTGCGGATATTGACGGTATCGCCATATGCGCGGATTTCGCCTTCATAGTCAGTGTTAGAGATTGATGCGAGCACGGTGGCGTCGTAGAAATTCTCAATGAGTTTGCCAGACCAGATTTCTGGAATGAAGTTGCCCGAATACTGTGGGCGGCCAGCGGCGTTAGGGTATGCCATGATGAAGCTCCTTGTCTAGTTAAACAACAATACGACCTTCTCGCTGTGCAGCGAAAATGTCGCGTTCGATTCGATCACGCTCAGCTTCACGCCCTTTGTACTTCTGCGAACGGACATCGTTGAAAAAGGTTTTGATGACATCAGCAGAGTATGTCTTGGCGCTGGAATTGTTTGACGGGTTCGAACCGCGTGAGCGACCCGGTGCAACCTGTTTTTCCAATTCCGAACCTTGCGTATTTCGGTTAGAGCGAGCACCAGTAGGCTGTCCATTGATCTCACCCCATGCTTGGAAGAAACTAATAACACGACGAGTATCAAGATTACGCTGTGCGTCTTCAAGATACGTCTGCCGAGTAATCCCAGTAAGCGGATCAACCTCCAACAACCAAGACTGAAAGGCTTGAGTGTCATTGACTGCACGCCAATTAGGGACATTATCAGTTATATCTGCCCAGAATTTCTGCTCTGCGGTAACAGCTTGTCTGTGCGCCACTGCTTGTACCTGAGGTACAACGCTGGTGTGCATCTGACGAAGCATACCTTCCAACTGCGCAATCTTCTGCGCCACGGGCATTAACTCCTCGCGGCTTACTTTTCTCATAACATCCAGTGACTCACCATACTCCTGCACATCTTGGTCGGTGACCAAGGGGTCGTGCTGGACTTGGCGTGCTTGGGGTTGCTGTTGTGAAGAAAGCGAAGAAAGTAGTTGTTCAAGCTGCTGAACGCGCCCTTGCATTTCACGGTTATGTGCGTGTAAGCGTGGGACTTCTGCGTTGTACATACCCTGAAGGGTTCTGTACTTCTGGACAACATCTTCTGAACTTTGGGTTCCTGCTGACGGTTGCTCTGTGTTTTCAGCAGGGTGAGCAGCATCATTAACGCCAGAATTCTCGTAGGCAGAGGGGTCATTGTCATAAGCGGACTCGTTGGACGAAGTGTCTCCATTGGCGTCATTTTGTGAGCCTTGGTTTTCCTCGTCGTTAAGTTGCTTGTACAACTCCTGTACAGCCTCGGTCTGTTTGCGAATTTGCTCTGGAAGTGCCATTTTTTACGCTCCTATCGGTATGCGTTAACTAGACGGCGAGTCATTTTGACTTTGCCGCTACAAAATCAGGGGCATCTTTGACAAGGTTGTACACCTCGCCCAATACCTGACAGCGCCCCTGTGGGACTGCCGGGTTGTTTACTGCAAGTGGCAACTTAGATAACTCGTGCTCATACCACATCTTAAGCCATTCCCGAACTTCTGGGAACTGGCGCGAGACGTTCGCAAGCGCTTGCATGGCCTTGTCGTCAGGACGGATCATGCCGCCCTCCCACTCACACGATTACTGACTATGTTGCCATCCATGCCACCTTTGGGAGAACCGTCCGGTTGAGTAGGTGTAGACTCTTGTTGTGCTTGCTGTGCAGCAATCTGAGCTTGCGCCCTACCAAGGAACGCATTTTTTTCCCGAGATGGAACGATGTCATCCACAGGCATTTGCAACCCTTTAGCGATCTCACGAAGGATCGCTGCCCTACCATCCTTACCGACAATTTCCATGTCGATCTGGTTGGCGGTTGCATTAAGGAACTCGATACGGCGCACGTTAACGGTCTCTTTGACCGCCAAGTTAACTGCGCCTCTAGCCATGACTTGTGCGTCGCCCTTGATGGACTCGTCCTCGTCGTAGCGCATGTTGTACACAAACTGGCGTTGCACGATGGGCTTAATCACATCGCTGTCAATGTGCATCACAACTTGGCGAATACCCTTACCGGATGCGCCCATCAACATGGACAAGCCAGATGAGGTACGGCCAGCGCCTTGTACATTCAAGTCGCCGTACATGTACGCTGGAATACCGGAGTGCTCATCAGCCAACTTGCTGAATCTCTCGTACACAGCCATGAGTGTGTTCGCATTGTCTTCAGGCTGCGTAAACCGCACGGCGGGGGCACTTGAGCCAATAGGATCGTTGAGCGTCTGCCAAATTTTCCAAGGATGAATCTGTGTGATGTCCTCGTTGGGCGGCAACCGCTCAAGGTTAACTTCGACCTGTGGGCCAGAAGCAATACCCATGTTGTTGACCAAGGCCCGTGCTGAAGCATTACAGACGTTCTGCACATCCTCAATGACTTCGGGAATAGCCTTACCCCAGAATGAACCGGGGCACTTGATAAACGAGGTTTTAGCGTATGGCTTCTCACCGAGGGGGTCGTAGTTCAATACGGCCTTGATGGTGTAGTTGCCTACTTGCCAAATGTTGGTGTCATACTCACGAGCGGGATCAGGAACATCGTCCTCAGTAAGCCCCCACTCGATCAGCATCTTGCCGGATACTTTGCCCCAGAACTCCAAGGCATCGAACATCTCAGTTGGGCGCATGTGCGAATAGAACTTACGCTCTTGCTCCTGCTTGAGAAGCTCCACATCCATGTTGATCCAAGACTGACCATTGCCAATATCAAGGACTTTGCGAATAGCATCATCATCGTAACCGGGGACACCTACCAAGTCGGCAAGTTCCATTCGGCTCAAGCGATGATGCTCGAATAGGTAACCGTCCTTAATGTTGGTGATACCCGGCTCAGGGTAAATACGGAACGGATCAACTCGTTCGTGTTCTGGCGCAATTCGTTCGATTGGCTTAGCAACAGTCTTACCTGTAACAGGATCAGTCTCCCATCCAAGTGCACGTTGCCTACGGACAACTGGCCCTTTGATGAACGCCGAAGGGTAGGTCACTAAGTCGGTAACAAAATCATTGAAGGCTTCAGCCCAGCCGCCTTGAGCAAACTGATCGCTGATCTTGATCTTCATCTTGTCAGCACGGTTCTGTGCTTCTTGCAAAATATTAAAGCGATAGTCTTGTGCAACCATCTCTTTGATCTCGCTCATTGCAGCAGGGTTAGGTGCTTGCCCAGTTTCCTCGACAAGTTTTAAAACCTTGTATGCAAAAATTTCTTGGATAGCCTTCGACTGCTGCGGAGACATATCAGGGATCGGAGTCGCATGAATATCCCAAGGGGGTGTACCGCTATCAAGCAAAATGTCTCGCAGCCAAGACTCGGCTGCACGGCACTTCACTTCAGTAATCATCATGTATATGTCAGAGCCGCCCTGCGCTTTGATGTCACGGGCTTTATCGTCTTCGTACTCACCGTTGCGCTGACGTAGCGCCTTGAGCATCTTCTGCTCAATAGGTTTCTTCGCTTGTTGTGCAGCATCCCAGCACTCACGCAGATAAGCTGTAAGGCCAAGGATCAACGGCTGACTCTGGCGTTCCGCCAAAGCTTTATCCGACGCCTCTTTGTCTTGCTGACGAGAGATGTCAGAGTTACTTACAACACGAAGAAATGACAGACCTGCCATCTAACTACCTCTTATCTTTCTGTTGTTTCTTCAAGTATTCATCCATTGTCTGCTGCATAATCACTTTACCTTGAGTCAGATTCTGCGCAAGTTTGTTGCGTAGTTCTTCAGGGCCATAAATACTCTTGGCTGCTTTGATAACTTCAACGGCAGCAGCTTGTTGTGACGGTGCAGCAGCACGACGTTCTTGAGAAGTTTTTAGTTGCTGCAATCCTTCTGTTTCACGTGAAACAGTTTGGACAGGTGCAGCACCAGCGGTTACTTTGCCGCCCTCACCAATCGTTGGTATAGCGTTACCACTGCGGATCGCAGCATTTGATAGGCGGCGTTCATACGCAGCTTGGCGTTCATTAGCAAGTTTTTGAGCATCACTTTTGTACTCCTCTCCATAGTATTTAACATCTGTGGGTTTTCCAATGTCAGGCATTGCTTCCATCTTCGGAGCTTGCCCACGAAATACAGTCGGTGCTTTTGCTGCTTCTTCCACTGTAGTGTCGTAGGGATCGTATTCGAGGCCAGTTTTAGGTTTTGGTGCAGGTGCAGGTGCAGGTGCAGGTGCAGCAGGTGAAGGTACAGCAGGTGGCGGCTGTGTAGCTGCTGGGTTCGGGGCTGGCGTTGTTGTCTCCTTAATTGGCTGGTTAATTACTTGACCAGTGTAGCCAATTGGGGGTGGGCCATCTACTGCACGATTCCAAGGAGCAGAACCCGGCGTGGGCATTATCACTAAGTGTTTAGAGATAGTGGGTGCATATCGTTGCGACACCATTCCCGCCGAAGCCATTTTGGGATTCGTTGAGATGATGGTGAAACTTTTACCAACTTGTTTAGCCACGGTTGCCTCCTAAGTTGCTCTTATCGCTAGTGTATACCAATACACAAATCTGTTGTCAACAAAAAAATCCCCCGGAACTTTCGCCCACGGGGGTAACT